AATGGGACTTACTGGAATTTCAGCAACAACGTCAATTGGAGCTATTACACCTACAGAGCAAGTAATGGGATTAACTGGCCTTTCTGCTACAATTAGTTTAACTCCTCCTTTTACAATTTATTATGGAGATGTTGACACTGGATCTAATATAACTTATAGTAATATTGACACTGGATCGAATACAAGCTACAGTGATGTAGCTTAGGAGAAAAAATTATGCCATCAACATACACAGGATTAGGTACTCAATTAATGGCCACTGGCGAAAAAGCCGGTACATGGGGAACATTAACTAATACAAACTGGAACATTATTGAACAGATTTCTGGTGGGTATACTACACAAGCAGTAACGGATGGGGCTGATACAGATTTATCCGTTTCTGACGGATCGACGGGTGCAACTCTTGCCCATAGAGTAATTGAATTAACAGGATCTCTTGCAGCAAGTAGAAATGTAACTATTCCACTTGACGTTCAAACTTTTTATATAATTAAAAACTCATGCGATGATTCCGTAGTTTTTAAATATGTTAGTGGTTCAGGTAGCAGTGTAACTTTTGCTGCTGGAACTGTAAAAATAGTTTATGCAACAGCGAACGATGCCACTAATCCAGATATCGTTGATACTGGAATGGCTACTCTTACTGGAACAGAAACTTTAACAAACAAAACTTTAACTTCACCAAAAATTGGAACATCTATTTTAGATACTGGTGGAAATGAGTTAATGAAAATTACAGTTACTGGCTCGGCAGAAAATGAATTTACTATGGCGGCTGGAGCTAGTGGAGCTGGTCCCACTCTTACATCTACAGGAAGTAGTGATACCAATATTGATATGAATTTCGTTCCTGCAGGAACTGGAAATGTTAATCTTGGAGCAGACGCAGTTCGAGTCGGTGATAATAATGCGGATGCAACAATCACTACACAAGGTACCGGAGATTTAATTTTAAATACAAACGCTGGAACTAATTCAGGAAATATTACAATTGCTGACGGATCGAATGGTGATATTACTATTACTCCAGATGGCACAGGTGTAGCGAAAGCTGTTGATGGAGCCGATGCAACGGGTGCTATAAAAATTGCAGGCACAGAAACGATGTGGATACCTGCAAATGCACTTTATCTTCCTACAACTAATCCCGCTGACGCGGCATCAGTTGAAACAACAGCACTTCGACCTGAATTAAAAGTTTTAGATTTTGATGCAGGTACAGCACAATACGCACAGTTTGCTATTGCGATGCCAAAATCATGGAATTTAGGAACAGTAACATATCAAGTTTTTTGGAGTCCAAGTACTACGAATACGGATAACTGTATTTTTGGTCTTCAAGGTGTCAGCTGTAGCGAAGGCGACACAGCCGACGTAGCTTTTGGAACAGCTATAGAAGTCACAGATGCTGGAATTGGAACTGTAGAAGACGTGCAAATGACTGCAGTTAGTTCTGCAATGACAATTGCCGGATCTCCAGCTGACGATGATCAAACATTTTTTCAATTATATAGAGATGCAGCAGATGGTAGTGACACCTTTACAGGTGAGGCACGAGTATTAGGAATTAAATTATTCTATACTACAGACGCTGCTAACGACGCATAAGGAGAATAGAATATGTCTTTTGGATACCAAGTTTTAGGTTTTGGATCTGGTGGAGGTCTCGGACCCGCAGTTGCAATAGTCTATGATTGTATAGCAGGCGGTGGCTCAGGTAAAGCAGGACCAGGGTGGTCCGTTCACGAAGTAACAGGAGGTTCAGGTGGTGGTGGATTTATTTCTAATACTTCAGTCGATTTTTATGGAGGTTCAACATATACAATCACAGTAGGTGCAGGTGGTGGAAGTGGTGCATCAAAGGGAGTCAACTCAACAATTGTTGGCGACGGCGATGTCAGCATCACAGCTCTTGGTGGTGGTTATGGTGGAGATCATTATGGCCAAGCTGGTAGTAGTGGCGGATCTGGTGGTGGCGGAGGTTACGCCGGCGGTGCTGGTGCCGGTACAGCAGATCAAGGAAATGCTGGGAGTGCTTCTTGCGGATCAGCCCCAGGAAAAGTCGCTGGTGGCGGTGGCGGAAAAGGTGGAGCAGGTGGTTGCAATGGAACTAAGGGCACCAGTGGTGCTGGCGCAACATCATCTATACCAACTGTTAGTGGTACTTTTTCAGTAGGTGGAGAAGGAAACGGTCCATCACATACTAACAATGCTAATGGTGGAGATAACACAGGAGATGGTGCAAACGCGGAGGGAAATGGTGGCTCTGGCAGAATTCATTTAAAAATTCTTACATCGGACTACACAGGCGTTACAACTGGTTCACCTGCAGTTTCAACAGATGGTTCTTATACAATTTTACAATATACAGGTGTAGGGACCTACAAAGCATAATGGCACATTTCGCAAAAATAGGAGCAGGAAACCTAGTTGAAACAGTTGTAGTAGTACATAACGATATTGCAACAACCGAACAAGCAGGAATAGATTTTTTAAAAGACCTATATAAAGACTCTTCAGCAACTTGGGTTCAAACATCTTATAATGGTAATATTAGAAAAATATTTGCTGGAATAGGTGGCACATATGATAGTGAGAATGATAGATTTTTACCTCCCAAACTTTATCCAAGTTTAATTTTTAATGAAGAGAAATACAGGTACGAACCGCCTGTACCAATACCTGATGATCATGCAGAAAAAAATTATGACTGGGATGAAGAAAGTTTAAGTTGGGTAGAAAAGTCTTAAGAAAGTTAAAACCATAAGGGAGTAGTATATTAAAAACGAAAGGAAGAAATAGTGCAATCAAAAATACAGGGGTTATTTCCAATACCTATTTATTTAACAGATATAGATAGAAATTTTACTAAAAAAGAATTAGATTTTGTAAAGGATCAAAAAAACTATTGTACTAAGAATGAAGGAAATATTAGTACTACTGACAACTATATATTAAACAAACCCGAACTTAAAAAAATTAAAAAATTTTTAGATGAATGTTGTAAGGATTATTTGAAAACAGTCATATGTCCACAAAATAATGTTGAAATTTATATTACACAATCTTGGTTAAATTATATTGATGAAAATCAATATCATCCTATGCACTATCATCCCAACTCAGTAGTATCTGGTGTTTTATATTTGGATTGTGATAAAGATAATGATAGAATACATTTTTTTAGTCCATTAACATATGCCCACATTTCCCCTGAAATACATGAAACGAAACGTAATGTTTGGAACTCTACTTCTTGGTGGTTTGCTGTAAAAACCGGACAACTATTAATGTTTCCATCAATAACAACACATAGAGTAAACGTTAAAAAAGGTTCAAATACTAGAATTAGTCTTTCATTTAACACTTTTTATAAAGGTACTATAGGTTCAAATAAAGGTTTAACAGAGTTGATACTTTGATAAAAACTTCTAGTATAGTTAAAGGAGAGAAAGAATAAGTGAAAAATTATTATTTTCTATCTGGATTACCGAGAGCAGGTACTACTTTATTTGGATATTTACTAAATAAAAATAAGAACATTGCTGTTACTGCTAAGTCAGTATTGCCAGATGTTTTATTCGCTTTATTTAAAATAAAACGTGAAGAAACTTATATAAATTTCCCTGATGAAAAATCTTTTAATGCTATTTATAAGAATGTTTTTAATAATTATTTTAAAAATTGGAAAGCAAACACAATTATTATTAGAGGTCCATGGGGAACAAAAGGTAATCTTATATTATCAAAACCTATTATTGAGAAACCAAAATTTATTGTTTTGTACCGACCCGTTGAGGAATGTTTACGTTCTTTTATTAATCTATACAAAATTGAAGATAAAGACGCGTACGCAAGAGACAAGCTATCCATCACTGGAATTATAGGAAAAGCTCTTATGTCTATAGAAAATATTATGAAAACAAAACAAGACCATATTGTTATTCATTATAAAGATTTAATCATGCATCCAGAAAGAGAAATTAAAAAAGTGTATAAATATTTAAATATAAAATACACTAAAATAAGTTTTAGTGTAGATGGACAGTTTCAAAATAATGGAATTAAGTATGATGATACGATATTTAATAAGCAGCCCTTACATACATTAGCATTAGGTAAGGTTAGAAGATTAAAAAGTCTAAATACATTATCACCACAGCTTATTAAAACATGCAGACGATTGGATTTATTCTAATGAAAATTACTGTTTTAGGAAGAGGAAATGCTGGCTGTTTAACCGCTTTGCATTATGCCTATTATACTCGTCACAGAAAAGATATTTCTGTTGAATTACTTTACGATCCCAATATTCCTCCTGAAAAGGTAGGACAAGCCACTCTCTTAGAGCCCCCTAAACTTTTATGGGCAGCTCTTGGGATCAATTGGTATGATAATCCCATTAACGCTACTCCTAAATTTGGAATTTTGTATGAAGATTGGGGAAAGAAAAATAAAAAATCATTTGCATCCCCTTTCCCTTTTTACAATGTAGCCCTTCATTACAATCCTGTTAAATTACAAGAAACTATTTTAAAATCTAAATATTTTAAGGTGAAAGAAAAGCATATTGATAATTACGATCAAATTGATTCAGACTATATTTTTGATTGTAGGGGAAAACCCTCTAAGAATTGGGAGGATTATACTACATTGATAAATCCAATCAATGCAGTTTTATTGGTACAAGATTCAAAAAGAGATCCACATGTCAATTGGACACGAGCCGTGGCTACTCCTGATGGGTGGTGTTTTGTAATACCCAACCAAACAAATACTACTTCTTATGGATATTTATACAACCATCGCATAACTTCTAAGGACAAGGCAGAAAAAAATTTTAAAAGATTATTTAACCTTGACTCAACTGATCAATTTAAATTTAAACAGTATGTAGCTAAAAAACCTATCATAGATAATAGAATCATTTTAGGGGGTAATCGTTTGTTTTTTCTGGAGCCGTTGGAGGCCACAGCCATGCAGGCTTATTTAAAATGGGCGCGTACTACATGGGATTGGGTTATAGACAAAAAAGTAACTCCTGAATTTATTACTAATGAATTTCATACATATGTAAATCAAATACAAAACTTTATTTTGTGGCATTATAGCTATGGTTCTAAATATAATACGCCTTTCTGGAGAGATGCTAAAAAACTTAAAATTAAGGACCCCTTATTTAATAAAACTCTAAAGGAGGCTAAATTGTCTCCCATGATTGAATTGCTCGACACCGAAGTGAGTGGTAGTGACGAAGTATACGGTCAATGGTATAAATGGAACTTTAAATGTTGGTATAACGGAATGAAAAACACTAAAGAGCCACCACACTTTCCCCTGCTTTAAATCTGTTGATTATCCCCATAATCTGTTATAGTTATAAAAAAGGATTTTTATGCTACAAAAAATAGAATTTTTACCAGGTTTTAATAAACAAGTTACTCCCACTGGCGCTGAAGGCCAATGGACAGGCGGGGAAAATGTTAGATTTAGATATAATACTCCAGAGAAAATAGGGGGATGGTCTCAATTAGGAGATAATGCACTCACAGGTGTGGCTAGAGCTCAACACCATGTAATTAGTCAATCTTCCATTAATTTCTCTATTATAGGAACTAATAGAATTTTATATGCATATACAGGGGGAATTTTTTATGACATTCACCCAATTAAAACTGATTTTGGAGCATTAACTAACAAGTTAGCTTCTACTAGTAGCTCTGCTATCCTTACAATTACTTTATCTACAACTGCTGGAATGACAGCAGGAGATATTTTACTTCTTGAAAGTGTAACTCCTCCAACGGGTTCAGGTTATTCGGCTTCTGATTTTGATGATAAAACTTTTATGATAACTGAAGTAGTAGATGCTACCTCAGTTACTATTACTATGGGATCTACTGCAAGTGCAACAGCTGCTGATGGAGATCTGTCTGTTAAATGGTATTATCCTGTTGGTCCTGCTGAACAATTGGGGGCATACGGGTGGGGTATATCTCAATTTGGTGGAACGGTTTCTGGAGCTCAAACTAATACTTTAGACGGAGCTTTAGGAGATGATGCTTATGGAACCGGAGGATCAGGAACCAGTATTACTTTAGATTCGGTTACTGGATTTCCAACTTCAGGTACTAATTATATTCAAGTCGGCACAGAAGAAATTTCTTACACGGGAGTTTCAGGAAGTGATTTAACAGGAATTACGAGAAATGCTAGAGGAACTACCAGAGCTGCTCATTCTGATGGAGCAACTGTTACAGATACTTCAGACTATTCTGGCTGGGGCAGTGCATCAACCAACACTGATAAAGTTATTGATCCAGGTTTATGGGTCATTGATAGTTTTGGACAAAACGTAATTGCTCTTATTGTTAATGGTCCCTGTTTCGAATGGAATTCAAATTTAACTAATGCTACTACAACAAGAGCCACTCTTATTAGTGGAGCGCCAACAGCTTCCCGTTGTATGGTGGTCTCTACACCTGATCGACATTTAGTTTTATTTGGAACTGAAACCACTGTTGGAGATACCTCTACTCAAGATGAAATGTTTGTTAGATGGTCTAATCGAGAGGATATTAATACCTGGACTATTACAGCAACCAATACAGCAGGTTCACAAAGACTGGCTGACGGATCACGGATCATGGGAGCTAAACTTGGAAGAAATGCTCTTTATGTATGGACGGATACTTCCTTATTTACAATGCGTTTTGTGGGTGTTCCTTTTGTATTTGCTTTTGAACAAATAGGAACTAACTGTGGATTAATAGGACTCAATGCAGCTGTTGAAGTAGATGGCTCAGCGTATTGGATGTCTAATAACGGATTCTTTAAATATGCTGGTAAACTGGAATCAATGCAATGTTTAGTTGAAGACTATGTGTTTGATGATATTAATGAAAGTTCTAATCAATTAATTTCTGCAGGTATTAATAATTTGTTTGGGGAAATAATATGGTTTTACTGTACTTCCAATTCTAACAATGTTGATAGAGCCGTTGTTTATAATTATTTAGATTCCAGTCCAGACAGAGCTATATGGACTACTAATGAGAGTGCTTTATTCGCCAGAACCACTTGGATGGATTCTTCTATTTTTAACAAACCTTATGCTGCTTCTTATGATCCCGATACTAATACTTCTTATGATGTTGTTGGAAATACCGATGGCATCACTATATATTTTAAGCATGAAACAGGAACCGATCAAATTGTCGGAGATACGACTACCGCTATTACTTCTAATATAGAATCAGGTGATTATGATATATCTGTTACTAAAGAAGGTGGAGCAACCTTTTCAGGAGATGGAGAATTTTTAATGAAAATCAGAAGATTTCTCCCTGACTTTATCTCTCAAACAGGAGATACCCAAATTACATTAAATTTAAGAGACTATCCTAATAGCTCCCAGGCGAGCTCTTCACTAGGACCCTTTACAATTACTTCCAGTACGACTAAAGTAGATACACGTGCCAGAGCACGTGCCGTTTCTTTAAAGATTGCTAACACCAGCACTTCTCAGGACTGGAAACTAGGAACTTTTAGAGTAGACGTACAACCAGACGGAAGAAGATAATGCCTTTTCAATCAGAGAAACAGAGAAGATACTTATGGGCCAACGAGCCAGAGATTGCTCGTGATTGGAGTAAGAAATATGGTAGTCGGGTGAGGAAAGTTAATGGAGGTATTATGGATAGAATACAGAATACTTTTTGGAATCAAGTTCCAAATAGATTTTTAGATTATATGAAAGGAACAAGAGGACCTGTTACTAATCTAACAGACATTGCTCCAACACGATCAACTCAAGATGTTTTAATGCAAGGTATTGCAGGTAATATAGGACGAAAAGGATATGATTTTTCTGATCCTTTTTCTTCTGTGGTTCAATCAACTGGAGGAGGGGGAGAACATGGTCTTGGCCGTACTGTTGATTATGGAGGATATAAATTAGGTAATCCTTTGAAAGCAGGGCTCTCAGGAACTTTAGGCGAACTAGCACCTTATTTTAATATGCTAGGAGGAAGTGCAGAAAATCAAATAGCTAATACATTAGGAGATTACACGGTTAATTATACTCCTAAACGAGATCCTAATCATCCTGAAGTTATGAATGTTAAGGATATATATGATTTTAAAGGCAAGGCGGGAGAAGGATGGGGAACTCCTTATGATATTAATGTTAATTTATCTCCAGAAATGATCGCAAAAATAAAAAGTCGTTCAACTGAAGGTCCTTACACAAAAGAACCATCAGGGCTAGCCAAAATATGGGACGCTATTAAAAATGAATTTAGTGGCTCTGCACAAGCAGGAGAACCTGATAAAAATAATTATAATCAAGAATTTAAGAGCCTTTATGATCAAGGGGTATATGACAATTTGAGTTTAGCTAAACAGGATGCAGATAGATATAACAGAGGAGAAATAACTAATCATGAAAAATTAACAGGCTATAATCCTATTACAGATATTTACGATAGAAATTATACAGCAGGTGAACATTATAATATGACTCCAGACTCTAAAATTAAAGCTATGAGACAAGATTTAAAGTCGGTTCCAGAGCATATACGAAGACAAACAAATTTTCCAACTGCATCTCATATGCGAAGACAAACAAATTTTCCAACATCAACTGCACAACAATTTGCTAATCTTGGACAACCACATAAAGGTTTTGAAGAAATGGATCCAGCGCGTCCTCAAAAAAAAGGATTAGGCTCTGGTATTACTGCTGCTTGGAATTCTTTAAAAGAATCTCCATTAGGTAGTGCAGTAGCGCAAGCATTTAGAGGACCACAATTAACTCCACAACAAAAACAAATGAATACAAATTTTATGAAACAATATGGAGTAACTAGAGCTCCCCCAACAATGGGAGGACGAATGGTAGGAGGACCTTTCGCAGGAATGAATGCACCAGGAACCTCTGCTTTCGGTTCTCCAACTTCAAAAGCGATGGCACAGAAGTGGATGAATAAATATGGCGGCATGAAATATACAACTCCTAAGATGCAACAGAAACAGCAACTTATAAAAAACATAGCTACAATGAATCAAGGACCTGCTGGAATAATACCAAAAGCCCCAACTCCACAAGGTCCAACTCCAGGGCAGATGGGTATGGGA